TACAAAGGAACATGGTTTGGTTGGGATGTATCTAAGGTTGGAGCAGTCAAAGATAGAAACATGTATGACATGGCAAAATCTTTTGCTGATTCTGTAGGTAAGGGTGAGATCCAAGCAAAACCTGAAGTTCAAGAAGATACAAAAAAATCTTTGAATTTATAATATCCTAGGTAGTGGGCGTTGATGCGAGAGTGGAAACGCCCACTTTATATTTATGAATGATAAGATAATTAAAGCACCGGTTACGTATGAAGATTGGATAGATCTGGGACGGGTAATCATACCCTGCGATACAAAGCAGAGTGTGGTTGAGAAATGGTCCGATCCGGATTTTAAAATTACGAAAGAAGAATGGAGAATAGAACACGCAACAAAACAGATAGGACTTAGATTAGATCAATACATAGATTTTGATATTGATAATCCTGTCGTTAAAAGATTTACAAGCGATCACATAAAATCATGTGGTGCAATATTTGGTAGAAGAAACAACCCATCAAGTCACTATCTTTGGTCTGGCACATCAGATTATAAAAAGTTTGCACTGCCAAAAGAGTTAGAAGATTATTACAAAGACTATGGTCATGGCGCAACACTTTGTGAGATTAGACATGGCGCAAATAAATACACACTAGTTCCAGAAACAAAATATCACACAACAAATGAAGTTGTTAAGTGGGTTAAATATGATGGCATAGATGAGTATCCAGGTAATTTAAAAGTAGATCTTGGTAAGATAGCTTTAGCTGCAGCTCTTTGCATTACATACGCTGGATCAGGACAAAGGGATGACTACTGCACTGCCATGGCAGGAGTGTTATTAAAACACACTGAGTGGAACGTAGATGACATAGATGATTTTGTTTACAAGATAGCAGTTGCTGCAAAAGATGAAGAAGCAGAAAAAAGAAAGAAAAAAGGCACAACACACAAAAAAGCAAATAGAAAATTCGGTATGCCAAAACTTGCAGAGATCATTGGGTGCTCTACAAAAACAATAGCAACACTATTTAGTTGGATTGGCGTGCAAGAAGCTACAAGCGAAGAGGCAAAACAATCTATTGGACAGATAATAGAATATGGAAGTGATAGATATTTTGTAAAAATAAATGCTGTAGTGCAGGGTGAGGCCGTCGAAAAAACAATAACAGTCGATGGCCCTACACTTAGAAACAAAAAATTATTTTATGATGCTGTAATTAGTAAAGCATCTGTTTGGATTCCAGAGATGAAACCCGCAGACTTTGAAGAGATTATGCGTAGAAAATACGAGGCAAGAGAAAAATCTAGTAACTATGTTGAAGAAGCAGAAGAGGATCTAAGATTTATTAAACATTTTAAAAATTATATTTCAGAAGAAAAAGCATACACCACTAAAAAAGAATTAGCATACTTTGGTTTGCCTTATTACAACATGCAAAGAAACATATTAGAATTTAATTTGGACAAGTTTGAGGATTATCTTCATAAACAAAAAGTAAATTTACCACGAGTTGATTTAGTAATTAAATGTCAAAACATATTAAAAGCAAAAAAGAATCATGGTAAGTTTGGCACAAAATCCTGTGTGTCTTGGCGTATAACAAATCAAAAAATTGATAAGGAAGATTTAATTGTTGAAGGTGAATATCAAGAGGTAATAAGTGAAACAACCTAAGTTTATATCAGGTCCACCAGGAACAGGTAAAACCTCTATGTTTATCACACAAAAATATTTAGAGTTATTAAAAAAATACTCTTACGATAAAATAATAATATTATCACACACCAATGTAGCAGCTGATGAGATTAAAGATGAAATATTAAAACTACCAGAGATGAGAGGCGTTACCAAGAAAGCTGTTAAATATAAAATTTGTACAATACATGCATATTGTAAGAGTCGATTAGTAGGACGTAAAGAAGTTTTTAGTTATGAAGACCACAAAAATTTATCAATGATAGACTCTTTATTTAAATTACAAAGTATAAATGAGTCAGAGTTTAATGCAGATAAACATAGATTTTATAGATACATAGCAGATGCACACGGCAGAGGCAAAACTCTTAAAGAACATTGGAAGACGTGTGATAAAAATGCATACAAACCATATAGTTTAAATTCTATTGAACAAATGGCATTTCCATATTTTCAATACAAACAAGATAACCACGTATGTGATTATGGAGATATGATACAAGACTTTATCGATAAAGCTGTTGAGCCTGATATAGATGCTTTAATAGTTGATGAAGCACAGGATAGTAACGTGCCACAAAGAGAAGCATTAAATAAAATGGCAACAAAAGCAAAAGAATATTATTTTGTGGGTGATGCAGATCAAACTATATTTGAGTTTGCAGGATCTGATGCTGACTACTATCACAGATTATCAAGAGATGCAGAACAATTAGAACAAGGACATCGTTGTGGAAAAACTATTAATGCTTTGTGTAAAAGAATAATAAGACCAATATGGGATTACTACGGATATGAAAGAGTTTGGAAACCAACTGATGTTATAGGTAATCATTATTACTTACCAAGTTTGCAAACAAATTGTAGCGCTATGGAAACACTATTAGATAAAATAAAAAACACCAACGAGACTTTTTTATTTACTTATCGTGGCACGCCATCTGATTCATGGGTCAAAAAATTTTTTAAACAACAAGGGATCGAGTTTGCACATGTAGGGAACACGGCCCACGTACCAAAGAAAGAACTACGATGTCACAAACTATGGCCAGACTTCTGCAAAGGAGCACCGATGCCATTAAAACAAATAAAAGATTTCTGGCAATACATGGGTAGCAAAGTAATAGTTCATGGCAGAGGTGAGGAGACTTTTGATGAATGGGTTGATAGAGAATATACAATGGACTACATGAAACATCACAAGTATCTAAAAGAAAGCGCAGGAAGAGAAAGAGACTTTGCATTAATACGAAAGAAGACAGACCCTAATAGAATAGTCTACATTAGAAAGGTTCTAAACAAGGGATTTAGTGATGGAGATGTAAGAGTAAAATATGCAAACATACACACCGTAAAAGGTTTAACGTTTGACAATGTTATTGTTGATCTGACAACAACAAGATTAGAAAAGTATTTTACACAACTTAGATTAAAATATGTTGCATACAGCAGAGGCAAGTTTGATTGTTGGACTGTAGCATCACAAGGTAAATATACGTTAGGAGTAAGATGAAAAAGAAAAACATTTGGGACAAGCAGCACGGCGGCAATCATTACCAAAAGTATATCATTCAGCCGAGTAAGTTTGTGGTTGAGAATAAACTTTTATATCCTGAAGGATGTGCTATAAAATACATAATAAGACATCAAGATAAAAATGGTAAGGAAGATTTGTTGAAAGCAATACATTTTATAGAGATGATTATAGAGAGGGATTATAATGTGTAACACTCCAGAGGATTTAAATCTAAAAGGCATAAATACGGTTGCAATAGATATAGAGACATACGATCCGAATCTTAAAACAAAAGGATCTGGTGCCATACGTAATGATGGTTTCATATGTGGTATTGCAGTTGCAACAGATAATGACCTCGCATACTTCCCTCTACGTCACTCTGATACAGACATAAATTATCAAAGAATAGATAAGATATGGCAAGTGTTAAACGATAAGATATTTCAAAACGAAAACATAACAAAAGTATTTCACAATGCAATGTATGATGTTTGTTGGATCAGAGCGGTGACAGGTAAGATGATTAAAGGTAGAATTGTTGATACCATGATAGCTGCATCTGTCATTGATGAGAACAGATTTAAATATTCACTAGACGCGCTATCAAAAGATTATCTTAACGAGGAGAAATATAAATACGATTTACAACAGAAAACATTAGAGTGGTCTGGTGGTACAGTAAAAGATCCAATGACTAACATGCATAAACTACCTGCATCTATTGTAAAAGAATATGCAAAGCAAGATGTAAACCTGACATACAAGTTATGGAAATTATTTGATAAAAAAATTGACGAAGTATTATACACTAAAGATGATGGAGAGCAAAAGACTTGTAGAAAAATATTTGAATTAGAAACAAAATTATTTTTATGTTTAGTTGACATGAAATTTAAAGGCGTTAGAATAGATCGGTCAAAAGCTATCCTGTTTGGTAAACATCTCAAGAAACGTAGAGATCAAATAATAAAAGCAATAGAAAGTATTACAACAATTAAAGTTGACATCTGGGCTGCAGCATCAATTAAAAAATTATTAGACCATCTTTGTATTAAAGATTACAAAGTCACACCAAAATCTAAAATGCCACAACTACCTAAAAACTATTTACAAACACACAATAATAAATGTTTACGAATGATTGCAAAAGCAAGGGAGTATGACAAAGCAGTTAACACTTTTATAGACGGATTGTTAGAGTATGTGCATAAAGATAGAATACACGCAGATATAAATCAGATAAGATCAGATACAGGCGGTACCGTTACCGGTAGATTTAGTATGTCTAATCCTAACCTACAACAGATACCGGCTAAAGGA